ATTGGTGAAAAAAGAGATGTACCTGTTGTATTGGAAAATATATCTTTCCAAGATGATTATGAGGGTTCTTTCGAAACTAGGAGAGCACTGATATATACATTAAACTTTACTGCAAAAACTTACTTGTTTGGTCCTGTTGCGGATACTACCGATGGACTTATCAAAAAAGTTATTGTCGATCAACATACTGGAACAAATACACAAACAGCAAAACGCGAAGTTAGGTACACAGTTGTTCCAGATCCAATCACTGCAGGACCATCCGATGATTTTGGATTCTCTGAAACTTGGAGTGACTATGGTGATTCTAAAGATTTAAGTCCTACAAGACAAATAGACTTGTAATATATTATGAAAAATAATTACGATGATTTGGATAAAGCACTCAATGTCGAAAGTAGCATTGTTGGGGTTGAAAAAACTCCAAAATCTCTAGATGTTGTTACACCAAAAACATCTTCAAAACCAGATGACGTTAAAAAAGATTATGATTATACGAGAGCAAATCTATATTCTTTGATTGAAAAGGGACAAGAAACTTTGAATGGTATAATGGAACTTGCCAGTGAAGGAGGAAGTCCTAGAGCATATGAAGTTGCAGGTCAAATTATCAAATCAGTTGCTGATACAACTGACAAATTAATGGAACTTCAAAAGAAAGTAAAAGAGGTTGACGAAGAATCTCCAAGTAAAACTAATAATGTCACAAACAATGCAGTGTTTATTGGTTCTACCTCGGACTTATCAAAAATGTTAAAAAAAGGATTTTTAGATAGCAATTCTGAAAAATAAACTTGGTAATTTAAATTATGACTGATAGTGTATATCTTGGCAATCCAAATCTAAAGAAGGCAAATACGCCGATTGAGTTTAGTGAAGATCAAATCATTGAATTTCTTAAGTGTAAAGAAGATCCCGTATATTTTGCAAACAATTATATTAAAATTATTTCCTTGGATGAGGGATTGACTCAGTTTCATCCATATCATTTCCAAGAGAAACTAATCAATAATTTTCATAATAACAGATTCAATATCTGTAAGATGCCACGACAGACTGGTAAGTCCACGACTGTGGTTTCTTATCTTCTTCATTATCTTATTTTCAATGATAGTGTTAATATTGGTATTCTTGCAAACAAAGCAGCAACTGCTAGGGAACTTTTAGCAAGACTTGCAACAGCATATGAGAATCTTCCAAAGTGGATGCAGCAAGGTGTTCTAGTTTGGAACAAAGGTAATATTGAATTGGAGAACGGAAGTAAAATTTTAGCAGCATCGACATCTGCAAGTGCTGTCCGTGGTATGTCATTCAATGTTTTGTTCTTGGACGAATTTGCATTTGTTCCAAATCATGTTGCCGATTCTTTCTTTGCATCTGTTTATCCCACGATTACTTCTGGTAAAAATACCAAAGTAATTATTGTATCGACGCCTCATGGTATGAACCACTTCTATCGCATGTGGCACGATGCGGAAAGAAGTAAAAACGAATATATTCCAACGGATGTCCATTGGTCCGAAGTTCCTGGTAGAGATGCCGCATGGAAAGATACTACAATTGCAAATACCTCTGAACAACAATTTAAGGTTGAGTTTGAATGCGAATTCTTAGGATCTGTCAATACACTTATTAATCCATCAAAACTTAGAAATCTTGTATATGAGGATCCAATAAAAAGAAACGCAGGTCTTGATATCTATAATAATCCAGAAAAGGATCACAACTATATCATGACTGTTGATGTTGCACGAGGATTGGGGAATGATTATTCTGCTTTCATCGTGTTTGATACAACAGAGTTTCCATATAAGGTAGTTGCCAAATATAGAAATAACGAAATAAAACCAATGTTATTTCCAAATATTATTCTTGATGTTGCCAAAGCATATAATCAATCATACCTGATGATAGAAGTTAATGATATTGGTGACCAGGTTGCAAGTATTCTTCAGTATGACCTCGAATATCAAAATATTCTTATGGCATCGATGCGAGGGAGGAATGGTCAAATTGTTGGTCAAGGTTTTTCTGGCAAGAAAACTCAACTCGGTGTAAGAATGACAGCAGCAGTCAAAAAGTTGGGATGCTCAAATTTAAAGACATTGTTAGAAGATGATAAACTACTTACGGTTGATTATGACATTATTTCAGAATTAACTACATTTTCCCAAAAACACAATTCATTTGAAGCAGAGGAAGGATGTAATGATGACCTTGCTATGTGCTTGGTCATTTTCTCTTGGTTAGTGCAACAAGATTATTTTAAAGAAATGACTGACCAAGATGTCAGAAAAAGATTATATGAAGACCAGAAAAATCAAATCGAACAAGACATGGCACCATTTGGATTCATATCGGATGGATTTGAAGATGGAGCAAGTTTTGTAGATAACAATGGTGATCGTTGGCACACTGATGAGTATGGTGACAGATCATACATGTGGGATTATATGTAAATGGATTTTGATGAACAGATTGAATTGGAACATTTATTGTTTTTTGAACGAAGATGTCGTGCCTGTGGAAAAGTAAAAAATTTAATTGATGATTTTTATTTGACACGAAAGGATCGTAGTACCTTCCAGTCATCTTATTCTTATGAATGTAAGGATTGTACAATCAAAAGAGTAAAGGCAAAGAAGAAAAACAAAAACTCTAATTGGGAATATCCAGATTGGTAATGTTCATGCATGGTTTCCCCGATGAAAATACCCCTTTTAATAAATATTTCTAGAATAAACTTGGACTGAGAGAGGAACTTAAGATGCCGCTAAACTTAGCATCTCCTGGTATTGTCGTAAGAGAAGTAGACCTTACTCAAGGAAGAATTGACGCTTCATCTAATAAAACAGGCGGAATTGTTGGTGCTTTTGCACAAGGACCAGTAGAATTGCCGCTTCTTGTTGGAAACGAAAATGACCTGCTGTTAAACTTTGGTCAACCATATGGTTCCGATAAGCAGTATGAAACCTGGATGGTTGCTTCATCATTCCTGGCTTATGGTGGATCACTAAGAGTTGTAAGAGCAGATGATGACGATTTAAAAAATGCAGTAGACAGTAGTAATTCATCTACTAGCATTAAAATTAAAAGCACGGATCACTATGAAGAATTGGGATATGACGAGAATGTCGTTCCTAATGTAATTGTAACTGGTAAGAATCCTGGTTCTTGGGCAAACGGAATCAGAGTTGCCATTCTTGACTGCAAGGCAGACCAAATTCTGGAACTTGCATCAAGCGGAATTGCTACGGTTGGATTGGGTGTAACTCAGTCTATCGATAGTGTTCTTCCTGGTGTTGGTGCAGGAACAACCCTTGACGGAGTTCTGAAAGGAATTATTACTCAAGTAGAGGGAGCACAAGCATACGTTAAAGTCGTATCTCATGTTTCTGCTGCAGGAACAGAGACTGCTGTTGATTACCAACAAAACGGAGTTTACAAATTTGACACAGACTCCAATGTTACAGTTATGAATAATAACAACACCGTCGTGGGTGGTTCTGTTGGAACTGGACACACGAGTGTAAATGCAGTGGCAGACTGGTTCGATCAACAAACTCTTGCAACTTCAACAAGTGCCGTTGGTGTTGGAACTAGTGTTGCAACAATTAAGTGGAACGTCCTTGCTGATAGACCAGGAACTTCAAGTTATGCTGCAGCAAGAGGAGCAAGATTTGATGAACTTCATGTTGTAGTTTTTGATGGTGATGGAAAAGTTACAGGAAATGCAGGAACAATTCTTGAAAAGCATTTAAGTCTTTCCAAAGCAAAAGATGCTGAATTTTCTGCAGGTTCTTCATCTTATTGGAGAAAGTATCTCAAGAATAACTCCGGTTATATCTTCGGTGGCGGTGCTCCAACTGGATTAACAACCACTGGATTCAGTGCTTCATTTACCGAACAAGGAGATACTGGTTGGGATCAGAATGCTAAAGGAATTATCTTTGGTGCAACCGGAAAACAAGACTTAACCATGATGAATGGTAAAGATTACAATGGATCTACTGGAATTGGTACGGTCGATAGTCTTAAGGCAACTGTTACCAATTTATCGACTGGTTATCAGTTATTCCAAAATAATGATGCATATGCAGTAGACTTCTTGCTGATGGGATCAGGTAATCATTCTAAAACAGAAACACAAAACCTTGCACAACAAATTATTGCAGTTGCCGATACTAGAAAAGATTCGGTTGCATTCATCTCACCTTATAGGGGTGCATTTATAAGTGATTCAAGTGCTGGTTCTGTAACAGTTAATAATGATACTGATATTACTAATAATGTTTTAAGTTTCTATGGGCCATTAACATCATCATCTTATGCTGTATTCGATAGCGGATACAAGTACATGTATGATAGATTTGCTGACACTTTCCGTTATGTCCCCCTCAACGGAGATATTGCTGGAACATGTGCCAGAACAGATATTAATGGTTTCCCATGGTTCTCACCAGCAGGAACTTCTAGAGGTGCCATTCTTAACGCAGTAAAACTGACATACAATCCATCCAAAATACAAAGAGATCTTCTGTATTCTAACAGGATTAATCCAGTTATCTTCCAAGCAGGTTCTGGAATTATCCTCTTTGGCGATAAAACAGCACTTGCCAAATCGTCTGCCTTTGACAGAATTAATGTTCGTCGCCTGTTTATCTTCCTTGAAAATGCCATCGAAGCAGCTGCTAGAGATCAACTCTTTGAGTTCAATGATGAAATCACGAGAACTAATTTCGTAAATATTGTTGAACCATTCCTCCGCGATGTTCAAGCAAAGAGAGGAATTAGCGATTATGTCGTTGTTTGTGATGAAACCAATAACACTGCTTCTATTATAGATAATAATGAGTTTGTTGCTGACATTTACGTCAAACCAGCACGTTCTATCAACTTCATCGGTCTAACCTTTGTTGCAACTAGAACTGGTGTTGCATTTGAAGAAATTATTGGTTCTGTTTAATTCTACTTAATAAAAAACGAGGTTTAAAGAAAAATGCCTAGTCGCCAACAACAAAATACCACACCATTAAGGACAATTAGTGATTTTAAAAGTAGATTATCAGGTGGTGGTGCAAGACCCAATCTATTCGAAGTTGAATTAGCATTTCCCGATGCTGTATCAATTGATAATGATGTTTTGCAGAAAGCAAGATTTCTTGTAAAAGCAGCTGCTTTGCCGGCATCCACCATTGCCCCAATTGATGTGCCATTCAGAGGTCGTATCTTAAAGATTGCCGGAGATAGAACGTTTGAAACTTGGACTATCACCGTCATTAATGATACTGACTTTGTTCTCCGTTCTGCTTTCGAAAAATGGATGAACACCATCAACAAAATGTCCGATGGAACTGGTATTGTAGATCCAGAAGCATATCAAAAGGATGCTACTGTTAAACAATTGGATCGTGATGGATCTGTTCTCAGATCCTATAAGTTCTGGGATATTTTCCCAACCAATATTTCTACAATTG